CTAATGCCAGTGGGTGGTGTAGAAAGTGTTTATACATTAAACGCAAAGAATGTAGCACTAGCGGCAATGAAGCGTGGATGGCGTTATAGTGATCGACTTCAGGTACCACTCTTCAAGAATGAATGGGGAACCTAAATGAAAATTTTAGACTGGATTAAAGAAAAAATTAGTCCCACACCTGTGGTATTAAATAGTACAGCCGAAGAAAAAAAATCAGAGAAAGACATAGCTACTGAAAAAGGTGAGCCTTATGTTAATATTCTTAGCATGGATATCGATCCAACTAATATGGGGCAAGGAGCCTTTGAATTAGATTGGAATGATAAATTTGTAGCAAATTTAGTTCGGGCTGGTTATCAAATGCGACCGGATGATACTGATGCTGATATTGTCGACCGATGGTTCACTGCAGTATGCCGTAATGTCGTATTAGAAACTTATGAGCAATACGAAGCTATGTCAGGAAATCGAGTTGTTAAATCTCGAGATGTTGGTGGCGGCATGTCTGAGGTTAGTTAAAAGGTAATAAATGATATTCAATAAAATTAAAGAACTTAGAGAGCAAGGTAAAACAATTGGAATTACTTTTAGTACATTTGACTTGTTACACGCAGGTCATATTGCGATGCTTAGTGAAGCCAAAAATAATTGTGATTATTTAATTGCCGGACTACAAACTGATCCAACTATTGACAGACCTGATACTAAAAATAAACCTATTCAAAGTATTGTAGAACGCCAAATACAATTAAGTGCATGTCGTTATGTCGATGAGGTAGTTACTTATCAAACTGAACAAGATTTAATTGATTTATTATTAATATTACCATTGAATGTTCGCATATTAGGAACAGAATACGAAGGTAAACAGTTTACCGGTGATGATGCTTGTTACAAGCGTGGTATAAAAATTATATTCAATGGGCGTGATCATAGTTTTAGTAGTACTAGTTTACGCAAACGAGTATACGATGCAGAAACCAGAAAAAATAAATAAACAATGATACTATATGTAAACGGCGACGGACATACTGGTGGTTCTATGGCTGTAAATCCTTTTGAGTTTACAGATGATGATCCTTCTATTGAATATTTAAAAGGATTACCACATCCGGAAAATTTAGCATCTAGTTGGGGGAAAACTTTAAGTCTGTCACTAAGAGCTACATTCCACTGCTCAGTTAAAAAAGATAATACAAATATTAAAATTATAGAAGATGTCAAAAAATGGATCGCTACAAATTTTAATAATTTAATTATTATACAATGGACAAATTTTATCAATGAAGATGAAGAACATAATAAAATTTGGGAACTACACCAACATCTATTAACAAAAAACATACCACATATATTTTTTAACGGTGATGTAGCATTTAGTAAAATTATCGCAAAGTATAATTGGGGTAATAATTATGTAGATCCTTATGATCCAAATACTACATTCAGCGCATTAGTAAAAGCAAAAAATATTGATACTATATCTCTAGACTCTAAGTACTTTAGTAAAGAGGCACATTCTTATTGGCACAGATTTTTATTAGATTACATCATTAAACATAATTTTATTTAAATTTGCAATAACGGAATAAAATTGTTTATTAAATAATTATCAAAACTTTTATCAGATTTGGTCGACTGCCTCAATGCTTGCCAAGGTATCAGATCAAAGGCAATGGTAATTCTGTATTTGGTATAATCTTCCCAAGGAGAACTTCTGTGCAAATCTCCATTAGATTTTCCAATAACTAACAATCCATCATTGCTAGTAACTCTAATCTCCGGATGTTCAGGAATACGATAATCAGTATATGAATTACAGTTTCCCTCTGTGTTTACACAATAAAACCCATGCCAAGTTTTATGTTCAGGTGGCCAATGTTGATGCCAATCAATATTTTTTCCTGGGCTAAATAAATTTACCCAACATCTAATATAATATTGAGTAGAAGGGTCAACTATTAATTTTAAATTTTTTGATAATTGATAATATAATTTATGTAGCTCGGGACAAGCAAATGAAAATAAATTATATTTTGTATGGTGATAACTTGTAAAATTTCCATAGGCATTATCCTCTGGAATCGGGGGAAGTATTTTTCTTAACCATTTATCAATTTCACAACAAGAATTATATAATATTTGATTATCGATATCGTCAATTTGAAAAGTGTATAGATAATCCTTGGCAATTTCGTTCATAAAAATATTTATCTCACAAATTACCATCCCAATTTTTTAATTTAATCAAAATATTAGTTGACTTTTATCGTCAATTATTGTACAATTAACACATGAAATACATACTTATTGACACAGCAAATTTATTTTTTAGAGCAAGACACGGGGCACATCGTGCTAGCGATATGTGGGAAAAAGTAGGGTTTGCGCTACATGTTACTCTCATGGCTGCTAATAAAATGGCTCGAAGATTTGAGTCAGATCATGTGGTATTCGCGCTCGAAGGTCGTAGCTGGCGTAAGGATATGTATAAGCCCTATAAAGCCAATCGTGTAGTAGCAAGATCTGCCTTAACAGAAGAACAACAAGAAGAAGATAAGATATTTTGGGAAACGTATGATTCGCTAACCACTTTTTTATCCGAAAAAACTAATTGTAGTGTTATACGTTGCCCGACTGCCGAAGGTGATGATATCATAGCTCGATGGATAGCACTTCATCCAGCAGATGAACATGTGGTAATTTCAAGCGACACAGATTTTGTACAATTATTGGCATCAAATGTCAAGCAATATAACGGAATTACTGATGAGCTAATAACACTCGAAGGTATATTTGATGCTAAAGGTAAATTGGTCATTGATAAAAAAACTAAACAAGCAAAAACCTGCCCGAATCCATCCTGGTTGCTATTTGAGAAATGTATGCGCGGAGACAGCACTGACAATGTCTTCAGTGCATATCCTGGAGTTCGTGAGAAAGGGACAAAGAATAAAGTTGGTCTCCGTGAAGCATTCGAAGATCGAGGAAAACAAGGATATTCTTGGAACAATATGATGTTGCAGAGGTGGACTGACCCGGATGGCATCGAACATCGTGTGTTAGATGATTACGAGAGGAATCGAACATTGATTGATTTGAATGCTCAGCCCGACGATGTTAAAATAACTGTAGATACTAGTATTAAGGAACAAATTAGTCATAAAGATGTTGGACAAGTTGGTGTAAGATTTTTACAATTCTGCGGCAAATATGAATTAAATAAATGCAGTGAAAACGCAGAAAGTTTTGGAAAATGGATGAATGAAACTTATAAGGGTATGTTGAGCGCATGAGTTTTAATTACAAAGTAATTGATAACTTTTTATCAAAGGGTGATTTTAAAGTAATTCAAGATGCTATGTTTTCTGCTGAATTTTTTTGGTATTACAATTACACACTTGACGGAATTACCCACGAACATCCTACTAAAGATTATTATTTTACTCATGCTTTTTTTGATGTTCATAAATCTTCAAAAAGTAAAGCATACACTCTTATTTTACCTTTATTATCAGACCTTAATGTTTTTGATTTAATTAGAGTAAAGGGTAATTTATATCCAGGTACTGATATTATAGTCGAAGACCCAATGCATGTTGATTACGAAATTCCGCACACCGGAGCGGTGTTTTCAGTTAACACAAATAATGGGTATACTAAATTAGAAGATGGTACTAAAATTCAATCTATTGAAAACAGAGTACTAATATTTGATTCATCTAAACCGCATTGTTCAGGCAGGTGTACAGATGAAAAAGTAAGAATTAATATTAATCTAAATTATGTTGAAAGGAATATTAAATGACATTAGTAGCAAAACCTGTAGTTGATAAACAATTTTGGGTAATACAAGAAAATAATCAAAAAGTAGGCAACGTCGAAGCTTGCGATGGCGGATTTCAAGTTAAAATTAATAATCAAATAGTGGCACAATATAAAACTATTAAATTAGTTGAAAGAAATATCGATATACATTTTGAACAATCTGAAAAACCTGTTAAAAAAACATCAGCAATTTATGAAGTACACGGGTATAGTACTTCTGGTAGGGTATACAATCCTGTTTGGGATGTACCTCAAAAATTACCCATATATACTAAAACAAACAAAAGCAAAAGTTGGCACGCCGCTGGGTGGTATACTGTAAAAAAAGGCAGACATTGGAGTGTTATGCGTGATCCAAAATTAATCGTATTACAAAGATATCCATACCATGGACCATTTCATACTAAAGAAGAGGCAGAATCAAAATGACAAATTTATTTCGTGATCAAGAAAAATTTATGCGAGCTTGTGAGCAAACAGTTGACGGGCCACCCGGACCACAATTTGATATGTATTGTGCTTTAATTGAAGAAGAACATAAAGAACTAAAACAAGCATTAATAGATAACAATGATGTAGAAGTACTCGATGCTCTTATTGATATCTTAGTAGTAACTATTGGTGCTATACATAGTACCGGATGGGACGGCGAAGGAGCATGGAAAGAAGTTATGGCATCTAACTTTGCTAAAATTGACAAAACTATGGGTAAGGTACGTCGTAGAGAAGATGGGAAAATTTTAAAGCCGTTGGGGTGGGAACCACCTAAACTAGCTCGATTTTTAAATCAAAAATTATGAGTTTACATTTACAAAAATTTGTCGAGCGTGTTCGCGGCCACGAAGCTAAAAGTTCTAAAGATTTTATTATGCCAATGGCCGATGCTAAAGGCATGGCGGCGGACTTAACAGAATTGTTGCTTGAGCTTAGAATGCTAAAAGAATCAGTAAATTCTGCATCAAATCAAGAAGTTATAGAGGTTTTAGTTAGCGGGGGCAGATTTAAAAACTGAGTATATTATACATAAATAATACACTATGTCTAGACCTAAACCAAAAATTTTAGTTGAACTTACAAATAAGTCTACTTACAAAACTGAGCAAGTTCTCGCATCCGAAGGTGTTTGGGCTGTTTACTTTGATAGCACGCCTGTAAATCTTAAAACCTCTCATATGTTAGTACAATACCCCGGGCCTAAGTATAAAAAAGTATCATTCAGTAATCCAGGCCACGCAATTAACTTAGCAAAAAAACTTAATACTCAATTTAAAACTGATAAATTTACAGTAGTATTACTTAAACAAGGTGATCAAATATATCCTTAAGTGCGTAATAAAATTAAATTAACCGAAGTGTTAGTAAAACAGTTACCTAAAGATAATAGTATTTCTTTAGAAAATGCCAAAGTTGCGTGGTGGTATAATATTAAAATAGACGGCGGACTGAGATTAACTGAAACTGGATATAATACATTCATACAGCTATTAAATGTATCACGTTATGAATACACAATAAAAGAAGATTTTATATTTACTAAACAAATACTATTAGATTTAGACAAAAAATTACAAATGCCTTATTATATCAAAACCAAAAAATCTTTTGTTGAAAAAATTATATTTTTTGGGAGTAAAGAAGCAGTTTTAGCTAACTTATATAGTGACTTAGAAAAATTTCTAGAGAATTACTAAAAATATTAATATTAATTTACTTTTAGCTAAATAATTGTTAGCAGTAACATATATCATTATAGATATAAAAACTTTTTAAAAGGAAATATAAATGAAAAAAATCGTAATCGCATCATTATTTGCTCTCGTAGCATCAATGGCTAGCGCAGTAGAAATTGGGATTATTGGCGGTGAATTATTCAACGCTAATAAACATGCCAGTAATACAGTAGGGTTAACTATTGGTGAAAGTTTTGGCAAGTTTGGGCTTACTGCCGAAGCTGATCATAACTTTTCAAAGAAAGTTGCCACAAACGCAAATCGTTATAGTTTAATTGGCTCATATGATTTAGCTAAAGTTGGTAACGCTAAAATTGCTGCCAAAGCAGGTGTTGATTATTTAAGTCAACGTAGTGGATCTAATTTACCAGCAGGTTACGGTCTAATAGCAGGAGTTGGTGTTAGTTTGCCGATAACTAAAGTAGTTAATGCTACGTTTGATTATCGTTATAATTCCGGACAAGCTCGTGTTCAAGCAGAAAATGGTAACCAATTTTTAGTTGGTGTAAAATACGCATTTTGATTTAATAAATTAAAATGTAAAAACCCGCTTTAGCGGGTTTTTTATTGATAAAAAAATATACGATAAGTAATGCTACATAAAAAATACAAATGGAAAATATTAAAGATATTATTGTTGTAGGGGGCGGCAGTGCAGGGTTAGTTTCGGCTTTAATGATCAAACAAACATTCCCTAATATTAATTTGTCTATAATTTATTCTAACAATATAGGAATAATCGGAGTAGGCGAAGGTACTACTCCTAATTGGAATGAATTTATAGAATATTGTGATATTGATACGATCGAATTTTTTTTAAGAACAGATGCTACATTTAAATTTGGTATTGAATTTTTAAATTGGGACGGAAATAATAACTCATACTTACATAGCGGTGTCTGGATGAATAGATGGTTTGGGTATAATAATTTTTATGAGATACATAAAAATTACCCTTATATGTTTGCTCATCTAATTGCCGATAACAGAAGCACTTACGAAACTACACACCCTTTTATTTCTAAAGATTTAATACCTAAAGATAAATTACTCGATGGTCCAATACATTTTAACACTTACAAAACTAATGATTATTTAAAAGAACTATGTAGCCGGCGATCAATAAAGTTAATCGAAACTGATATAGTTTCTGTTAGTACAACTGATAATGGTATTTCTAGTATAACTGATGTCAATAATATAACGTATAACGCTGATTTTTTTATTGATTGTTCCGGATTTGCCAGATTATTATCAAAAAATTTAAATTCTAAATGGATAGATTATAAAAAATATCTACCCATGAATCATGCTATAGCTTTTCCTACAGAACAAAAAAATTATATTTCAAATATTACAAAAAGCACGGCTCTTTCATCAGGGTGGTGCTGGCAAATACCAACCTACGGTAGAAATGGAAATGGTTACGTTTTCAATGATAGTTATATTACCGCCGATGACGCTAAAAAAGAAATAGAAAATTTTTATGGTCATGAAATTGACATTGGGAAAGATATAAAATTTAGTGCTGGTAAAATAGATAAATTTTGGAATAAAAATTGTGTTAGTATTGGGTTATCCGGAAGTTTTGTTGAACCATTAGAAGCATCTAGCATCGGGTTTACTATTAAACAAATTTTTTATTTAATAGACAATATTGTGTACTGGCGCAACAATTCAAAATTTGTAGAAAATAATTTTAATACAATTTTTAATAAATCTTTTGACAATATTGTAGATTATGTACAGTTACATTATTTTACAAAAAGAAAAGATACGCCATTTTGGAAAGAATTAGAATTTGTAACTACTGATTTTAATAAAGAAACTATAGAAATATTTAAAACTAATTTGCCCAGACCTACTTTATTTGACAATAATAATTTTTTATTTTTAGCACATGACTGGATACAAGTTATGCATGGATTAGATATGTTTGATAAAGAAAAAATTGGCAATGAACTATCTTCTTTTAATTTTAATTATAATAACTTAAATGAGATACGATTAAATCATTTAAATAGTGATAGAAACTTGCCAAAAATAACACATAAACAATATTTAGACGAATTACACATAACTAACGGTGAAAATATTAAAATTTTATATCAAAAATCTTTGGACGAATGGAACAAAATTAATCAGTAATTATACTAGTAAAATATCCGTATAAACAATACTAAGCATAAATATTATTTTATAGGAAACGCAATGTCAGCAACAACAGGTACAGTAAAATGGTTCAACGATGCAAAAGGTTTTGGTTTTATCACTCCCGATAATAAAGGTCCAGACTTATTTGCTCATTTCTCTCAAATCAAATCAAATGGATTTAAAACTTTAAAAGAAGGGCAAAAAGTTCAATTTGATATAATTCCCGGACTAAAAGGTCAACAAGCTAGTAATATAGAATCAGTTTGAAATGACTTGTTCAAAAGTCTTGACAAACTTTTATAGAAGTGTATAATTAACTATACATTTAACAATATTTAAGGAAAAATTATGACAACAACTGTAACAATTGGACAAACCCCAATTAATACAACTTATACTGCCGTGACTGGCACAACCAGTGGCGTAGGGACTGGAGCTAAATTTGATGTAACTAAAACTAATGGTGTTTATACTACTGTAGTCCAAGTCGCAAATCTAGGAACAGGATATGCTTTAGGTGATACTGTTACTATAGCAGGCACAACTCTTGGTGGTGCCGCACCGGCTAATAACGATGTAGTAATCGTTACAGCAATTGGGACAAATGGTACAATCAAATCATTTGCCACAGCAGGTGTAGGCGCAGTGGGAAACGGAACAATTAATACTGTTATTAATGTTACTCCAGATACAGTTGCTACAGTTAACACATATACTATTGGTGATAAAAGTAGTAACTTTACGGTAGTAAATGATACTACCAATAATGTTATTAGAGAAACTAGCGCACTAAACACAACAGTAAGTTTTAATTTAAACAACTATCAACGTGTTGTTTACACAGACAAAGCAACAGCATTTGATATTTCTGGAAAGGCTGGTGATGTATATTCATTGTTAAAAGCAGGTTTTGGCGGAACAGTTAATCCCACATACGAAGGTATTGGCATTAAATTAGAAGATGCTGGTACAACTAGCCTACAAATTGCTCAAGCAATCGTAACCAGTGCTCCATTTCTAACAGCAAACCCAGATATTCCTACTTTTGTAAATAATCTGTATACTAATGTAATGGGTGTGACCCCAACCCCAACACAGGCAAGTCCATATATAACTTCTTTGGTAACAGGCGGAACAACAATGGGTGCTTTGTTAAATGCAGCGGCACATCTAACCACATTCCAAACTACTATTGGTATTATTGGTGTTGCTCCAGCAACAACTGGTGTTTTAGCAGGTTCCGGAATCGATTATATTCCGGCATAAATATAAGTTATTGCTGTACGAAGCAAAGAGAAAAGTGTTCTGGACGGGGGTGCGAATCCCCCCAGGTCCACCACAAGCATATTGCGGTGTGTATTCGAAAGACCGATCACCTTGGCGTTTCGATGTTTTCGCAAGTGATTTTACAATATGCTTTTGATGGGCCTGC